CGCGCACCGCAGAAGAACTGAGAGTGGCGAGCCCTAGGGCCACCACTAAACCTACTCTTCTTCCCCGCTGAGGTAACTTACTTCAGTGGAGATTGGCATCCTCAGAAATTCTGAGAGGTCGTCTGTATCGGAATCCGATACGACAACGGGCTCGAGCCTGACTTTGTGAACAATGTTCGCGTGAAAATCCATACGGAGATTCAAGTCAGGTAGCCCCTTCGAACTTAACTCTAATAGAGTGGTCGAAGCTGATGCCATAGCAGTATTTTTCCCTTTCCCAAATAGCAATGCTAACGCGGAAGCTCTTTGAGTAACCGCGGGGTTTCGAGCCTGCACCAGAAGTTCTGGTACAGATTCGAAAAGATTATAAAATCTAACAGGGAGAATATCCTCAATCTTGAGATTCTCAAGCATTGAGTAATCCTCAATTGTGAAAGGTTCGACTCGGACTTTACCATAGGTAAGGCCCTGAACCCCAACAGCTTCGGAAAATTTCCAAAGCTGGTGGTACCGCGACCGCCATTTGCTAGTAGCATATGACGATCGTTTCACACTGAGAAGAGCGTCGAGGAACGTGGTGGATCGCGACAATGCCGCAACCGCCTCGTCCATGGTGTAATAACCATTGGCCCTCGCCGCAGTAAAGAGCGCACGCATCCCACCCCGAGGAAATTTTTCTCGGATTTCAGCAATGCTGTAGGATTTACGACGTAGAAGAAATTCTTCTACTTCGTGCGTGTTACTCTCCTGTGCGATACCACGAGCTGAATTTGCAGTGCAAAGACGGCGGTGGGCTCGCACGAGTCGTGCAAAATTCTCATCGGTGAGGCCAATGTCCTCACCGGTCAAAGATTTTATTAAAATCTTGACGAAAGCACGAGTTGGAGCCGGGCAAAAGGAAATGACATCCATTAGATGTTCACCCTTTGGCATGAGCCCCAGACCCCCCAAAGCCGGCGGCAACTTCAAAACATTGAAGATTGCTGCATTTTTCCCAATGGGATTCGGCAAATAAGGGTACATACGACCAACGAATCGTTGTAATACAACGTTACACCAGTCGTTCGAAAAGTACACAGGGCTTAGCCATGCTAAGCTTCTACTAAGACTCCCGGATTTGCCAATGGCTGTATTCCGGTCGTCTTCACACTCCATAGACTTTGTCAACGGAGAGAGTAGGCGTACTTTAATCGAATCTACCCACACAGATTTCTCATAGGAATCTGGGTCATTATTAATGTCCCATGTGGATACATTCGGATCACGGTCTCGTAGGAGAAGAATCTTCTCACAAAACTTGACCGCCACGTTAGAAAAACCGTGCTTGGGTAACGAAATTTTCGACCCAAATGCAAAGTGATTCGACGTGATTAGTTCGAGGTAAGCCCTGGGACCATATGCTATATGGTCGTCTCCGCCAACGGCGAAGGCTCTCCAGGGAACCCGAACTTCACCTGAGTAGGTATCAGTAGTACTGTACCCACCAAACCGAACATCAGTGATGTCAGGTTGCTCAGGTGGAAGAATATTCAAAGAATTGGTCATGTGCTCGAAGAAATTCTTCTTAACACGTGTCCAGAGACCAGTGGTCCCTCTTCGAATACTTAACCGATCAATTCGTGACTCGGGGATTGTACGTATTACGTTCAAGGCCTCGCGCCACTGTTGACCTTTCCGTACGTGGAACTTCTTCCTAACATTGTTAGGAGAACGGATTATCATTGATAATTCCCATTCGTTTGAAATTCCAGCGTACGAGAACATGTGAATATAGTCGCGAATCGCGGCTTCTTCACACACAAGTGAGTAGAGTGTGAGGAGTGACTTTGTCACCGGCTCACCCATAAGGATACCCCGACGTTTAATAAACGTGAGGTCCTTTCTACCACTAGAACGCGGATAACTAATAGTTATAGAACGCGTGGAGCGTAGTCCTACAGCTATCCCGATCTCAATGAGTTTCGGAATATAACCATAAATATGGTCGTAGAACGCGCGAATCATAGTCTCGGCAACTGCTGGTGCAATTGCATCAGTAGCTTCTTCCAAATCGGAAGACAAGACATATGCATCAGGGATAACGGTTACATTTTGTAACTGAGACAGATAAAGCCATGCTTGATCTGCTCTCGTAAGCCCTGCAGAAGCCGAAGGGTGGCCTGACAGAAGAGTCTTCGTCAGGTGGCCAAAAGGTTGTTCCAAAATTTGGACCCACCACTTCGTCACAGTCACGATACGTGCTTTGCCGCCAGGCTCCGGTACTACCGAAGTCTTAGCAGGGACTGGTTTGAGGAAATTCCCCTCCATGTCCATATATCCTTCATTGAAGGCTATATACAGAGCTACGTAGAAAATCTGAAGACCGAGGTACTCATCGTACCCCTCGAAGCATTGCTTCTGACCTTCAGCTTCGGTATCGGTATCTAATCTTAGATTCCCGAAACCGTAAACAGGGCATTGCGCAGGTACGAATCGACACCTGCTGCATCCCCCGAGGGAGCGGCTCATTGAGCTGCCACACCCCGGGAACCCTGGACACCGTACGTGAGCACGGACCGAAAGATTTTTCGGCCTGCCCCACGTGCAGTAGCGAGGAAGTCCTTGTTCCTCCCGCACGGTAATACCGAACGGGAGCTTGACTTCCCCGGAATGAACGGCATAATCATCTAGTACATCAATGATGTCATAGTTGATAGCTGCGCCACGACCACCCCAAACTTTGGGATAGTCTATATCCCCAGCAGTGCTGATGGATATATGGCAAAGCGCCTTCAAATCTTTCGTCTTACACAGGTCGCGGCACTTTCTGCCGACGAATCCCGCGTGAAGACGTGCCCGTTCCATGTTAACAGACGTAGGTTGAAATCCAACCGAAGTCGTAGCATGGAACTTGTCGAGGGCCTTCAACTGGGTAGCATAGCTACCCTGGACCATCTGTCTCGTTGAGACAAGGTGGGCCACTGAAGTCGCCTCGAGTTTCGTTTCAATCCCGTGCGTGAGAATCTCACGTAACGGTCCGTAAGTTAGTAACTTGCGGAACGGGTTGTAAACGGAAATTTCAAACTCCGATAAGGTAACCGACCTTGAAACAGTGTTCCAGTAATAGTTGGTGAACTCCTTCCAATAGGAAGTAACTTCGTCCACATTGTGCATGCACATGTGGAATACCTTTCGGAAAATTGCACGAATAAGAGGTCTGTTCTCAATGAGAAACAGGTTCAAATCCGTGAGCAAGAGTGAATCGACAATGCCGTTCCACTCTTCATACCACCGCTCAATGTCTTGAGAACTTCTCATAGGCAAGACGCGTGTGGCAACTTTGTGTCTAACAATGTTAGACTGGAGTAGGACTTTGGTTAACCAAGTTACATTGTAACTACGGATTTTTGCCTTAGCCTTCCCATTGGGAATAACTAGGGTACCATCGTCCCGAAGGATCGGGATGAAACTTTCATCCAGACCTTTCCCAGGTTCTCCTACGGCCGCCCGAAGGTTGGCAGTATTAGAGGACTTGAGTCCGGTGCGCATTGAGGAATTTT